CGGTCGAGGCGCAGTTGCGGGTGTGATCTCGCTGACGATTGCAGATTACGCACAGCTCAACTGGCTCGAGTTGGACAGTTACAGTGTCATCCCATCCTTCACCGTCGGTGCAGGCCAGATAACTGGCGAAGCCGCGTTTGCCTTTGGAGAGTCGGCAACGTTGACTGGCCGCGTCGGAGCCGCGGGCGCAAGCGACTTGGCATTTGCGCTGAGTGGAACAGTTCTACAGCCAGGAAGCATCGTTGGCTTGTCAGAAATTGCCTTCGAGAACAACGGAGAGCTGCCAGGAACTGGCGCACTGCTGGTCAATGCAACCCTGGAATTTGTCGGCACAGCGGCAATTGAGGGCTGGAAGGTGCTCGACAGCTACCTCGTGTCGATGCAGCTCACGGTTCAGGGCGATCAGCTGGTTGGAACGTCAGACATGCTGTTTGCCGAGAGTGCGCTGTTGCTCGCTCGCGGTTCACTCGCGGGAGCTGGTGCGGTTACGTTCAGTCACGCAGCTACGTTGCTTGCAGAAGGCGCCCTGGAAGGAACAGCAGATGCAGTATTTGCAGGCAGTGGTGGCCTGTCTGGTCCCGGCAGTGGGATTGTTGGCGAGTCAGCGCAGGTCTTTACTGGCGCAGCCACACTGGATGGCAGAGGATTGCTTGCGGCAACCGAGGGACAGATTTTCGTCAACTCTGGAACGCTTCGCGGGGTCGGTCAGCTTTCTGGCTCAGCCGACATGTCGTTTGGAAGCGTGGCGAGACTCACGCCTCCACCAGCTCCGAACCTGCAACGGCTCTTTATAGACTTGGACACAGGGCATCTGATCTGGAGGGTTTCAGGATGAATGGTAACGCCGCGCTGGACCTGACGATGGCTCGTCTTGTGAGGACGCAAGCTTCCGTGCGGGCGAACGTTCTCTTGGAGATGCAGCTCGCTCAGGACAATGCCAAGGAAAGATTGGGAATACTTCCTTGGTTTCTATTCACGGACTATACGAACGCAGGCTTTGTGACAGTAGCGAATCAGGACTACGTCGAGCTGCCAGCAGATTTCCTCGAGTTGGATGATGAGAAAAGCGCCTTCTACTGGAAGGACACAAACATCACCTCGCCCGATCAGTGGAGAGAGATCAAACGAGATCCTTTTCCGACAATGAAGCAGCGGTATTTCGAGCAAGTCGCGGGCGATCCAAAGCTCTTCGATATCATCGGCTCACGCATTTACATGAGACCGATTCCGGACGCTGTTCGAGAGCTGCGCCTTTTGTATTACAAAAAGGATGCGTCGCCAGCAGATGCTGCAACGGAGAACCTCTGGCTGAAAGATGCAGCGAATTGGCTGATCGGCGAGGCTGGCTTCGCAATGGCTACGATGCATACCCGAGACGAGGCTGCTGCCGTAGGCTTTGAAGCCATGCGCAAGGCAGCGTCCGAAGGCCTCTTTAGGAGGCACAACGCCTGGTTGTTTACCAGCACCGATTATTCGATGGGAGACTCCTGATGAGCCTCGAATCTGCAACTTATCTTGACGGACTGGTTGGGACGAACCCGCCAGGTGGCGACGCGAAAGCGCAGGGCGATGATCACATTCGCCTGATAAAGAACGTCCTCAAGGCGACGTTGCCCGGCCTCGCAGGCAGAGCCTGGCGTCATCAAAACAAGTCGGGCGCTTATACTGTGGTGGCGACAGACAATATGACGGTGCTCAATTGCACTGCAGCGCTGACGCTCGACCTTACGGCGGCCGCGACGCTTGGCAATGGACACTTGTTTATTGCTAGAGCGAACGGCGGAGCCGTTACGATTGATCCTGCGAGCACAGAGCAGATCAACGGTGGGCTGACGCTGGTGGTCGCGGATGGCTCGGCGGCACTGGTGTTTTGCAGCGGCAGCGCGTTTTTCGCCTTAGCAGCTGAGCTTACTCCGAGCAACATTTCCAAGACACTTATCGACGCCAAGGGCGATCTGATTGTCGGCACCTCAGCGGATACCCCAGCGCGCAAGGCCGCTGGAGCAAATGGCACGCTGTTGATGCCAGACAGTGGAGCGGCCGACGGCCTTTCATACGTGCAGCCTCCATTTCAGTTTGTTGCGAACGCAACGCTGGCGTTTTCGACAGCGACTGGAGCGCTGACATGCGCGCTCAAGACTCAGGATGGAGGCGACCCGGCCGACGGAGATCCAATATATGTGAGCTTTCGGCACGCAACTGCCTCGAATGGAGGCTACAATGTCCGGAGGATCGCTGCGGCGCTGTCGCTGGTTCTCAGCAGCGGGTCGACGTTAGGACACGGCGACAACGTTGCTGGGCCGATTTATCACTATCTGATCGACTTCGGTGGGACTGTCGAATATGCCGTAAGCAACAAGTTCCACGGCTATTTTGGCATCATCTCGACTACTGCCGAGGGGGGCGCTGGCGCGGCTGACAGTCAAACAGTGATGTATTCTGCAAGCGCCCGAACAGACGTTCCGTTTGTCTGCATCGGTCGGAGCCGGGACACGCAGACGACTGCTGGAACCTGGGCGGCCAATCCAGACTTGGTTGAGCTCGCTCCGTTTCCACGTAAAGCACCGACGAAGCAGGTCTTCACTTCGACTGGCGCTAATACCTATACGAAGCCGTGGGACTTGCTTTGGGCGAAGGTGCAAGTGCAAGCGGGGGGTGGTGGAAGTGGGGGTAATGATGATACTGTCCCCGGTGTTTCTGGCGCAGGTGGTGGTGGAGGATATACCGAAAAACTGTTGGACGCATCAACTATCGGTCCAACTGAAACAGCAACAGTCGGTGCTGGAGGAATAGCAGGAACATCTGGCGGTGGAGCAGGAGGAACGGGAGGAACTTCCTCGTTTGGCTCACATTGTTCAGCGACAGGAGGCGGCGGAGGGGCTGGCATGGATGCCGGGGCGCCGAATGGCTCAGTGGGCATAGGCGGAACTGGAACAGGAGGTGACTTCAGCATAACTGGTGGTGCTGAATACGCCGGGGCGAGCACAAGCTCGACGCTTAACCGCACGGGAGGCAGCGCGCATTTGGGATTCGGCGGACGACAAGAAACAAATGGGTCTGATTATGGCGGGGGCGCTGGCGGGCGCCAGACTAGTGGCGGAGGGCCCGAGGCAGGAAGTGTCGGTGGAAAAGGCATTGTTATCGTTGAGGAGCACTACGTATGAGCGAGCCGACAATAGACGTTGAAGTCTCACCGAAGATTCCTTTCCTCAATGCGAAGATCAAGGGGACGGGCATCCCGCTGCGCGACTATGCTATCTTCACTATTCTGTTGGGAGGCGCCTTCGGATTCTACCTCGTTCTAGAAGGAATAGACCACCACGCGGAGGCGTCTGACAAGACAATGCAACAGCTGTTGATCGAACTCAAGGAGACGAACAAAACAAACATTGACATTAACCGCAGTAATCTTTTCTATCAGTGCCGCACGTCGTGCCTGCTAGAACAAGACGCGAAGAAACGTGATGGAGCAGCCTGCGATCGGCAGTGTGCACATTTACAACGCTGAAGGAGCCCAGATGAAATACTTCACCAAAGAGGAGCTGGCGTGCAGGCACTGCGGGCTGTTCCTCCTGCACCCCGGCTTCGGTGAGGCGTTGGATTTGTTACGAGAGGCGGTCAATAGACCGCTTGTCGTAACATCCTGTTGTCGGTGCAAATACTATAATGACTTGCCAGTCGATAGTGGTGGAGTTGGAGGGCATCCAGAGTCGCTGCACATATTCGACTTTCCAGCTCACCAGAAGCTCGGACAGCTCGGCACGTTGGCGTGCGACTTCGCGGCCGTTAAAGGCCCTGAGCGCGGGGAGCTGTTTGCCGCACTCTGGAAGCTCGGGTGGTCTGTCGGCTGGAACGCTAAGCGAGGCTTTTTGCACGGAGACCGACGCGACTGGATCGGAATGAAACAGACGACGTTTGATTATTGAGGAGGCACCATGGACTGGAAGAGTTTAGTCAAGACAATTGCTCCAGTGTTGGGCACCGCCCTTGGTGGTCCATTCGGAGGCGCGGCAACGAAGTTTCTTGCAGACAAGTTCCTTGGCGATCCTAACGCCAGTGAGAGCGATGTAGCAACCGCAATTTTGGGCGCCTCACCGGAGAAACTTGCCGAACTGAAGAAGCTCGATCAAGACTTCAAGGTGAAGATGCGTGAACTGGACATCGATGTTTTCAAGATCGAAGTTCAGGACCGCCAAAGTGCTCGTGAGTTGGCCAAAGTCAACATGAAACCTCAGGTTATACTGAGCACGCTTTACACGGTAGGCTTCTTCGCAATGCTCTTTCTGTTCATGACAGGGCAGATTGCCGTTATAACTGAATTAAAATCGGAGTTTAACATCGTTCTCGGAGTCATGACAGCCGCGCAGGTTAAGATCATGGACTTTTGGTTCGGTTCGAGCTCTGGTAGCAAAGAAAAGGATGTGATCAAGAAATGATCCTCCCGGTTGACAATGTGGGCCAGTTCGGAGTAGTAACCGACCTGCGCCCACACGAGATGCCGCTGAATGCGTGGAGCGCCGCGCGCAACGTGCGCTTCCGCGACGGGTATCTCGAGAAGTTCAAGGGCCACAGCGAAGTGTTCGCGACTCCACTGTGGGCGCCATACTGGCTATTGCCTGTGCAGTCCGGGCCGAACTTCTTCTGGCTTTACGCCTCGCTGGCGAAAGTCGGAGCCACGGATATGTCCAGCCACGCGGACATTACACGAGCCTCTGGTGGTGACTACAGCGCAGACGCGAACATCGGCTGGACTGGCGGTGTCCTCGGGGGAATTCCAGTCATCAATAACGGAGTCGATCCTCCACAGATGTGGAACACCCCGTCGCTTGCGACAGACCTCGCGAACCTGACGAATTGGCCAGCTTCGACGTCTTGTCGCTCGTTGCGGGTCTTCAAGCAGTTCCTTCTCGCCCTCGACGTGACGAAGTCTGGAACGCGCTACTCGCAGATGGTAAAGTGGAGCCATCCGGCTGACCCGTTGACAGTGCCCACCTCGTGGGATGAGACGGACCCGACAATAGATGCTGGAGAGTTCAATCTCTCGGAAACGGGCGACGCAGTTGTTGATGCGTTTCCACTGCGAGATGTGATGCTGCTCTATAAGCAATATTCCACCTGGGCGATGCAGTTCATCGGTGGTGTCAACATCTTTCGCTTCTACAAGGTATTCGATAGTTTCGGCGCCTTTACTCGCCGCACCGCTGTAGAGTTCTTCAGCGGGCAACACGTCGTGTTTACTGGTGACGACGTCGTGCTGCACGACGGACAGCGAGCAGATTCGATCCTCAAGAAAAGGCTGCGCCAGGCGCTTATCGGACAGATCGACACGACGAACTATCAAAAAGCGTTCCTCACGACGAACTACGACCTCTTTGAGGTTTGGATCTGCTTTCCAGAAACTGGCAGCACGTTTCCAACCAAAGCGCTGGTTTGGAATTGGCGAGATAATACTTGGGGCTTTCGAGACCTTCCAGCGACTGGATTTATTGTCCCAGGCGTGGTCGATCCGGCTGCCGCAGGTTCATCTTGGGACTCCGATGGAGCGTCGTGGGATTCAGACACCGCAGCGTGGGACGACCTTACGTTCGACCCATCTCGTCGACGGCTTCTCGGTGGAATACCCGGCAGCACGAAACTCATCTTGCTGGATGAGACGCAACAGCAGCTCGGGGTGGACATGACCAGTTACGTGGAACGGACTGGGCTTGGCTTTCCGCTGAAGAAGGAGGCTCCGCCAGATTTTACAACGAGAAAACTGTTGCGAACGCTGTGGCCTCGAATCGAAGGGACAGACGGCGGTGTCGTCAGCATTTCGATCGGATCACAAGAGAAAGTCGACGGCCCGGTCACTTACAGCAGCTCAGTCGGATACGTCATTGGCCAGACAGACTTCGTCGATGTGCTAGTCGAAGGCCGGCTGCATGCGCTCAAGTTCGAGTCGGCAGACAATATCGAATGGCGTCTGCACGGCTACGATGTTGACATTGTTCCAGTGGGGATGTATTGAGATACGTTCAACAACCGCTTCCACAAAACCCCAGTCCGGAGGCACTATCAGTCTGGTTGGTAGGCGAACTCTCGCGCGTTCAAGAAGCGCTCGAATCGGTGCCACAGGCGATGATAGAGTTTCTTGCTGTTGCCCCGGCAAGGCCGCGAGAGGGCCTCGTGGTCGGAGCAGACGGAACAAACTGGGATCCTGGTGCAGGAAAAGGCGTTTATGTTTACTATAGCGGAACGTGGAACAAGCTCGGATAGAGGCTTCGAGGCCTGGAGCTTCCAGCCAGACCAGATTCCTGCGGCCTGGGAAGAGCTCGAGCCGTTTGTGCTAGACGCTCTGCACTATGCCAAGGGTGAGTTGTCTGTCGAAGACGTGAAAAAGTTTCTTCTGCAAGGCTATTTCGCAGCCTTTGCTCTCGCGAAAGAAGGCAGAATACAGTTGGTGATGATAACCGAGCTTTGCAACTGGCCTCAATACTCGTCAGTGCGAGTATTAGCAATGGCTGGCAACAACTTCGACGCTGCCAAACAGTTTCTCTCAGCGTTCGAGGCGTGGGTGCTCTCGAAAGGGGCTGTCGAAATCGAAGCCTGGTGTAGGCCGGAGATGTCTCGGCTGCTGCGCAGGCTTGGGTTTTTGAAGGCGTATGAGATTGTAAGACTTGATTTGAGGAGCAAACTACAATGAGTGGTGGAGGCGGTCCGAGTTCGACTACAACTGTGAATCAGCTTTATTCGCCGGAGGAGGCTGCTCGGCGGGCAAAGGTGATGTCGGAGGCCGAGCGAATTTACGGCCAAACAGCAGATACTATCAGCAGCGCACCATACCCAGGTGCAAAACCAGTCGGCCCCTCAGCCGCAACACAGTCGGCGCAACAAGCCTTGCTTGGTTATTCTAGTGGGCCTGGAGCAAACTTTGCTGGGCAGGCCATGCAAGCCGGGCAATTCGGTCTGGGAGACGTGCTGTTTCCAGAGACGAACCCGGCATTGCGAGCGACACAGGCTGCGGCGATACGGCCTGTGACAGAAGCCTACACCGACCCTGGTGGTGTGTTCAGCAATATTCGAACCGGCTCGATGCTGGCGGGAGGTCAGGGGGCTTCGACAAGACAGGGCATCGCTGAAGGCGTTGCAGGTGGTCGCTACCTGAGCACAATCGGCGACATCTCGGCAAAGATCGCCAGCGAAGGCTACGCTCAAGGGCTCGATACATTCGAGAAATCGCTCGCGCTGGCTCCGCAAACCTTCGCGCTGGGGACACAACCAGCGGCGGTGGCGTCTGCTATAGGAGCACAACAGGAGGCCTTCGGACAGGCGCAAGAGGACTATAACGCTGCTGCCAGAAGTTGGGCCTTGAACGCACCTTGGATGCCCCTGCAGAATTACGCGAATATCGTCTTCGGTGGAGGGTCGCCAGGAACGCAGACAGTTTCAACTGGCGCAGCTCCAAGGTCAAACTCAGCACTTACGGCTCTCGGCGGAGCCGCAACGGGAGCTTACATCGGCAGTGTAGTGCCGGGAATCGGAACAACTGTCGGGGCAGGCATTGGCCTGCTCGCAGGACTTCTGTGGGGATAGGAGACGAACATGCCAGACCTTGCTAATGCGGTCAACATGCTTGCGATGCAGTATGACCCGACTCCGTTTTTGACGGAGTGGCAGATGCAACAGCGAGCGATGAATCCTGCCTTGAACCCGCCGCAACCTCCGTTTAAGCCGCCGGCAGAACAGGGTTGGTATGATACTTTCATGTCAGCGCAGGGCACCACACAGCAGCCACAGCAACAGGCTCCCACTCCAACGCCTGCGTTTGGGCCACAACAGCTTGCAGCAATTTCGTCGCTGATGCCAAGACAGACACAGTGGCCGCCGGCTGCTGCGGTTGCTCCAAGAGCACCGAATCAAGTGCAGTTCTCACCTATTGCGGTGCCTCCGGTGCAGAGGACTCCGATGATTCCAAGCTTTGCAACTATGCTCGGGAGATGAAAATGCCGTATGCTGAAATGATCGAAGGCGAGGGTGCTCCGGCAGAGCCGGCAGCGCTCTCACCAGAGCGGGTTGGCTTTCAGGGAATGATGACACAACCACCTCCAGTTGTTGCGCAGGCACAGAAGCCTCCGGCAACTCCAGAAGAGTTTGAGGCACGTAAACGGGGTTGGCTGGAGTTCATCAACCAGACCATGAGAGATCCTAATGTGTCGCGTGCGCTGGGGATGATGGGTATCTCGCTGCTGCAGCCTATCCCGCAGGGGCAGTCGTCAGCTGGACACTTCGGGACAGCGCTCAATGTTGGCATTGGAGCGTTTGATCTCGGGCGGACTGCGCAAGCAGAGGCGGCACAGAAACAGGCCGAGTCGCAAGCTGTCATCGAAGAGCGGCAAGCCGGAACGGCCTTGAAGAAAGCGCAATTGCCTGGTGCCGTGGCCGAGTCGAAAGTTGCTGCTGGAACGGCCGATACCAGAATCGAAGCGGCAAGGGTGGCAGCGAGAAAGGCTGCCTCGGATGCTGCCAAGGCAACGACCGAAGCCGAGGTGGCAAAGATCGAGGCGGATTTGCTAAAGTCGATTCCACAGGAAGTGCTTCGCGCGGGCAGGATCGCGGAAATCGACCTTGCGAAGCAGCGAGTCGAGGAAGCGAAAACTCGTGTGCGCGCAGGCAAAGCGAAAGCGGGACTTGACGAAAGGGAGCTCGCTGGCCTCAGAGGCTTGGACGACAAGGAGCTCCGGCAATACTTCACAAAAAGTGGGCCCTATGCGACCACGGCCTCGTCTGCGATTGTGCAACAGGCCAATATGTGGGGCACGCTGTATGATGCCATCGTCAAGTCGAACCCGAACGACCCGATGGTTAAGGGGAAGACCCGCGAGCGTTACATGGCGGAGAAACTGTCCGAGGCGAAGCACAAGAGCGCGATTGAGGACTTGCTCAAGGCTTACCAGGTCGGCATGACAGACGAGCAGATTTCGCAGCTTGGCCTGTTCGAGGCAGCAAGGATGGCTTCGCAATCGCAAGGACGACCGGTACCAGGACCTGGGCAGCCCGCGAGTGGGCAGGTCCGGCGTAACTTTGTTCGCGACAGCAAGAACAACATCATTCCGCAGCCAGGACCATGATAATCACCTTCGAAGGCAACGAATACGGCTTTCCTGACGACGCCAGCGACGACGAGATCTCGGCTGCGCTGAAGAAATACGGCGCAGCCACCTGGGGTGGAACCGTCGCTGCAATACCGGCCACTGCTCGTGGTGGTGTCGAGAAAGGTGTTGGCGGCGTGCTGCGAGCGCTTGCAGAACAGGAGCCGGCCAGTCTCGCGGCGATGCATCCTGTGCTGGCGCCCGTAGCTGCTGGCATAAAGCTCGGGGCGAAGGCTGCTGGTATAAGACTCGAGCGAGAACGCACGGAACTCGAGAAGGGGCTGGCGACTGCTGGGGCCGGCATAGCCGAAACAGGCCAGATGCGTCTAGAAGAAGCCTCTCCTGGAGACATGAGCTTTTGGCAACGAGCCGTGCTTAGCGGCACCTCGTCGGTTGCCCAGCAGATTCCACCACTCGTGCTTGGCGCTGCGATGAAGGCTCGAGGGGCGTCAACAGGCACCGCGGCGATTGCCCCTGTAGGAGCGGCCGCAGCAATTCAAGGTGGCGAAACCTATGCGGAAACACGAGCAGCCGGGCTGCCGGAAGCGAGAGCTGCTGCTCATGCTGCGGTGGATGCCACAGCGGAAGCCGTGTTCGAGATGATTCCAACGAAGTTTATATTGGACAACCTCGGTGGGCCAGTGTTGAAGCTTATCGCAGGAACGTATCTGCGAGAAGGCTATACGGAAGCGCTGACGACCGCCGTCCAAAGCGCGAACGCGAAAATGAGCACGAGGCCAGAAATGACCTGGAAGGAATACGGCCAGGACATTCTCGACACGCTCGGCTCAGTAGCCGTTTCGACACCGTTGCTGGCCGGAGCCGGTGCAGCGACGCATCGCGCGCTGGGACCAGCAGGAGCTGAAGTAGAGGGTGGCGGTAATGTGCCATTATCGGAACCCTCTCAACCAGCGCCAGTTCAGGCCCCGCTGCCTTTTGACCAGCCGTCGACTCCGCTGCCTCCGGACCAGTCCGTAGCTATTGATGCGTTGATCAAGTCGATTGACGCAGACCTGCTGACGGAAGAGGAAGTCGCAGAGGCAAAGGTGAAGGTCGCGACAGCGGAAGCTGCAAGGCAGTCGCCGAACTTGCCAGAGGCGGGTCCAGCGTGGACACCTGTCCTTGCGGCGAATACAGGAGAGATTGGGACGGATGTCAGCGAATATGGCGCAACCCAGCGGCAGGCGGCGAAACACCTGAAGTACGCTGGGCTTAACGAGAACGACCAAGTCGATCGTTGGGACAGAACCTTCATTGCGGCTACCGATCCGGATGCTGTCGGTAAGACGCCTCGGCAGGTAATGCCCAAGCCGGGGACGTATCTACTCGGTGTCGAATCTGAAGATCGGCCCGGCAACATGCTGACAGCCTATTACGAGACAATGGAGGAGTGGCGGCAGAAGCACCTTCCGAATGCAACCTTCGTTATTGCTAACGAATCGCTTGATACGGGCACCACCCTGGGACTGCACTACATGAGTGAGCCAGGGAAACACTTTTTCGTTCCCGCGGTGCTGCGCAGTCCCAAGAAGGGGCTTGGACAGTTCAATAAGAATACTCAGGCAGGCATTTTCTACAACGCTACGCATGAGTTTGGCCACGCTCTTATTGGAGATCGCTTTTTCGGTGATCTCCAGCCAGAGCTTGCCGGAGCGATCCGTCGTGCGAGCGAATCCGGAATAATCCCAGAAGATTTAATTTCGCAGCTGCCTGAGGATCGTGCAGCGGTTGCTCGAGAATTCAACTCGATCAAATCTCGTCTCATCGGTGGCACTATTAATGCTCAAGAACTGACTGACCAATGGCTTGGCCCGGCAAAGCTCGGGCGAGAATTCCTGAACGAACTCGGCGTTGCTTCGACGGCACCTGGGCTGGACGTGTTGAAAGCAATCGTCAACCGCCAGACGGATATGGCTACCAAGGAGGGTCTTGGTCGGCAGGCTATCCGCGCGTTGCGGCAGAAGACGAAAAACGAATACTTCGGTGTTGACGAGTATCTTGCAGAGCAGATGGCTCGGGCGGCGTATGCTCAAAAATGGGACCAGAAAACTCCATTGGGCAGGTTTTTCAGTGACGCCCTGGCGGCATTGCGCAAGTTCTTCGTTGACGCTAAGCGGGATGGCGTTATTCGACCTGGAGTTGCTTTCAGCGAGTGGCTTGCCGGCCTCAGCAAGATCGACAAAGCTGCGCGGGAGCCGCAGCGGATCAGCGAGAGCAAGCTGCGCGGCGGCGAGAGGAAGCCGAAAGAGCTCGCGAAAACTGCTCCGAAGGCAAAGCCGAAAAAGGCAAAGCCTCGAATCGAAAAGGTCCAGCACAACGTCGAGACGGATACCGACGAGGGCAAGGCGAAGCAAGCTCGACTGCTGACGACAAATCTCGTCAGGACAGGTGCAATCGAGGCGAACGGGCAGGAGATGAAGGAGCTTCTTGGCTTCGTCCGCGACAAGGACTGGGAAGCGTTCCTCGAGCGGTTTGCGCAGCTCTCTGGCAAAACGGCTAAGTTCGAACTGGACACGGATGCTCCAAAAGAGACGAAGAAGTTTTGGACAATTAACCTCGGAGTGCTACGAGCTGGCATACCGGAAGATCAAACGAAGAATGCCAGCGTGCTTGCCGACGCCGCTCGCGAGTGGCAAGAGAAACAGTTCAAGTCGAAGTACTTCAAGGCGTGGTTCGGCGACTGGGAGAACGACAAGGAGAATGCCAGTAAGGTCGTGTCGCAGGAAGGCACTCCGTTGGTTCTGTGGCATGCGACTGAGACACGCGTTGAGACACCAGAGGGGTTTGACACTTTTCAATACGGAGACCTCGGGTTTCACTTCGGCACGCTGCGAGCGGCACATGTCCGCAAGGCGAACCTTGTTCTTGGAGTAGAAGGTCTTCAACCTTTACGACCCACTGTCGAGCGGATGCACGAGGAACTTGCCAAAATTGGTGAGGAAGATGTCCTTGGCGAGACGCAGCGAGCTCAGTTCGTTTCAGGTGTCTACTTCGTTCCAACAGTGCTCAATCTTAGAAACCCACTCCATATTGGTCGAGAAGACGGCGGCTACTGGACTCGTCCGATGCGAGTTTTGAATTACCTCCGAGATCGTGGCATTGCTACACAGGAGGAGTTTACGCACGCCTTTGCGGAGTTTTCCAAGGCAGACAATCTCTATCTGACTCGTCCAGGTGGACAAGATGTAGGCATACTATACTTCAATCGCTTCGATTCCGTCAGAAAGCTTCTTGTCTCCAAGGGTTATGACGGTCTCGTCTACGATAATATTGTCGAGGGCGACACGAGCTATGTTGCCTTCCATCCGAATCAGGTTAAGAGCCTTCTTGGAGCGAAGACCTTTTCAAGGAGCGACAATTTCCGCTTCGAAACCGACTTCGACCTCGCGCGAGAGGAAGGCGCAGGTGCGAGCAAGCTGTTTAACGGGGTCAAAAACTGGCTTCTCGATATAAAGCCGCTGAGGCGGGCGCTTCGCAGAGCTCAACGGCTTGCCCCACACACGCTGCAGATACAACAGCTCGCGCACCTGCATCCTGAGGTCGAAGGCGCTCAGATGTTCGTTGAGCGCAACACCGGATACAACACTACGAAGAGCCGGCTGCAAGCGCCAGCCGACAGCGTTATTCGTGAGTGGTCGTCGCCATTCCTTGGCAAGGAAAACGCAGCGAAAATCGGAAAAGTCTTAAACGACGAACTCGACGGGGGTGAACTGTGGTTCGATATTCAGAAGGCTCCAACCGGCGGCTATCGCTATGCGATGAGCCAAAGAGCGGAAACGGAGCTGAAAGCTCGAGGGATCGACATATCGACTGCCGAGGGCGAGGAGTTGGCCGGCCACGTACTGGCGGCAAAGAACGCCCTGATGACACAGATCGACGGCCTCGAAAAGGCGCTCGAAACAATCCTCAAGAATCGATACGCCTCGAGCGGGCCAGACGTGCTTCTTGCCTCGATGAAGCCTATGAAGCACGCCATTATGCAGATTCGCAGGTCTCCCTTTTTCCCGCGCGGTCACTTCGGTAACATGGTGCTGGTGATTCAACGTAAGAAGGCGTTCGGGCCTGGCTGGGAAACGGTCTACAAAGAGTCGTTCGAGAGCCGCGACAAGTGGGAAGAGGCCTTCAATAAGGCTACGTCGCGGGCGAAGCCGGATGAGAGGATCAGGAAATTCGAACTGACTGACCGCGAGCATGTCGTGCTGGGCTTGCCACTCGACTTCGTCGATGTTGCAGCGAGTGAGCTTGGCCTCAGCGACGAACTCGGCCCAAACGGGGAGCAGTCGCAAGTTGAACGACTGATGGAACTGCTTCAACCATCGAAGGTCGAACGACCGCTGAAGCAATACGACCTCGAACGGCTCCGGATTAAAGGCTACAGCGCAGACGCGTTGCGGAGCTTCGCTGCCTTTACCTGGCACAACGCGAACCTTATTGCGAAGCTGCAATATCGGTCGGAATTTAATGCGGCGATTCGAGTTGTCGACGCCGAGCTGCGTCGCGCACAATACTCGCAAGAGCCGGCGTCGCTCGATGAGGCGGAGAAGCTGCACAGGATAAAAGGAGCGATGCAGGATGCCCGAGACTATATTATGGCTCCTGAGAATGAGGCGCAAGCGCTGCGCACAGGCGTTTCCATAATGTATCTCGGGCTGAATGTCAAGACCGCGGTTATCAACTTCTATGGATTGGTAACTGCCTGGTCTGACCTCACAACTCGTTTTGGGCAAGCCGAGGGCAATCGACGCTTCTTCAAGGCAATGGCCCAGGCGATTTCAAGCCTTAAACTCGAGGACCTGAACGCTGCCCGCGATCTCGGCTGGATGGATCCAGAAACGAAGGCTGCGCTGGCGAAAGCTCTCGAGGAGGGCGTGCTGTCGCAAAGCTATGCGTACCACCTCGCAGGCATGGCCAATGCTGGAACGTTGTGGAGGATGCCAGCCGGGAACCTGTTCTCGCGGATCAGCAGAGCTGGCGTTGACCTTGCGATGTGGCCTTTCAGGTTGACCGAGCTCTCCTCGCGGCGCGCTGCCTTTTTGGCTCAGTTTGAGGCCGCTAAGGACCATCCGTCAGAAGAGCTGACGAATCCTTACGACGAGGCAGTTCGGCGGACGAATATTCTGATGAATGACTACTCGCACGGCAATCGAGTGCCTTTTATGCGAGGCAATGCGTTGCATCTTGGGCCCATCATGCCGCTGGCGACCATCTTCATGAGCTTCGCGCAGCACATGGCCTTTCATAGCTACGGCGGCTATGAGCTTGGTGAGCGTAGAGCGGCAGCGGTGCGAGGAGAAGCGCCTCGCACCGCTCTGGGCGGCTACACGATGAAAATCTGGATTCTGACGCTTCTGCTGGCGGGCTACGAAGGCTTGCCGGGGGCGGAGAACCTGATTGATCTTCTCCAGGGCTTGTGGCGCAAGTTTGGCGACGGCGAGCCGGTTCGTAAGAAGCTGCGGGAAATGGTCCAGTCGCTGGAGATCGACTGGTTGTCGCCGGGCCTTGCCGCGCACGGACTCGGGTATAATCTGGCCGGATATGACATCTCTCGGTCTATCGGCTTCGGGCGCTTTGTACCTGGGACTGACGTCATAGCGCATCCGCGGGCAGACCCAGAGGAGCAGGTGGGAGACCTCGTGCTTGACATGGCAGGCCCAGCCGGAGGCTTCTTGAAGTTTGCCCTCGGCGCTCTCACGGGGGATAAGACGATTGCGGAAGCTTTCGAGCGCCTCCCAGGCGGAATCGGCAACATCTATAATGCGTATCGCTGGGATCAGCAAGGAGTCCGCGCGAGCGATGGGTCGCTTATTACCATCGACAAGGAGACGGGCAAGGTCCGCGACTTGACAGCAGCGGAGATCGTTGGCAAGGCCTTTGGCTTGAATCCAACCATCGTCTCGGAGAATCGGCAGATTCGTTTCGACCAATACGACCAGCAGATGTATTGGCAAGGCCGAAGGAAAAAGCTGCTCGACGATGTCTGGCGTGCCCGCTGGCAGAAGGACCGCGAAGCCGAGGCGGATGCCCGCAAGGCCGTTTCAGACTACAACGCTTCGATTCCCGCGGAGCATCGGGAGTTGCGGATTACTGGAGCCGAAATCGCTCGCAGCATGCAGAGCCGCGAGAAGCGCAAGCGGTTTGTTGAACAAGGCCGCGCGCCAGAGAAGCGTTTTCGGCCACTTCACGAAGAGACTCGCGAGAGCTATCGCTGATGCTTTCGGCGAAGGCATTTCTCATTCTCCTCACAATGATACTGTTCGTCGCGATAGCGAGCACGCTGTTGCTGTAAGGCGCGTTTCGTGCAGCCCCGTTCGAGGAGCTTGCGCAGGTCGCTCGTACTGGTCTTCTCGTGGGCCCGAAAGAAGGCCCAGAGGCAGCAGAAGCCCTCAGCTTGAGCCAGCTTTTCGATCTTTCGATTGCTCATCGAGGTGGCTCTCCGGCACCGACTTGGAGATGGGATAATAGTGAATTCCGTCTTCTCTGCCGACGGAGCGGATCTTTTGCGTTGCCAGCGCACCGGCAATCGCCTTCTGAAAGTCCTCGTGGTTCAGCGTGCGGAAGAGCTTATTGTAGAGGGCTGTCATTGTAATCCCAGGCGCACTGTCGACGGCAGCGATGATTTCCGCGCTGCCGCGCGTTATATCCGTCTGGCCGATGCGGGCGAAGACCTTCGGCATGTCCTCTTCGAGCGCAGTGATCATGTCCGCGGCCTCAACAATGTCGGTCTCGCGGATTATCAGCGTATCGCGGCGGCTCGCGCTCAGGACCATTGCAAGCTTGTGTAAATGTGTCTGCTTGCGGGCCATATAGCCCTCGAACTGTTCAGTTCTGATCTCGTCCGGCTTCTTCTTCCAGTGGTCCAAATACCACCGCTTGCCCCAGTCGCGAGCGGAGCTTGTTAGCTCGAATTGTCCATAGAGCTGAGAGACCATCTCGAGGTCGTGGACGAGCTGCGAGCGGAAAACCTCGAGGTCTTTCGGCACAGCCTCGTCGACGTAAGGAACGAGCTGGCGCTTCAGATCAGCATAGAGGAATACGCAGCGTGAGGTGAACCCGCCGCCGAGCAGGTATTCCGGGAAGTTCCCGCTGATCCAAGCGGGTGTCGTGCAGCCAATGATGTTAACAAAGGGATTTTCAATCCGGTCACTACCGGACGTTTTCGTCTCCTTGCTGAACGCGCCCTGTTTGCCGTCCCACAAGGTGACGAGGGCATCAATCAGATCGCGGTCGTTAGGATTGAGAAGATTGCCGAGCTCGTCGCTGCAAAAGGTGACCGCGCTCATCGAGCGGAACTCGCCAGAGGGCGACTGCACCGCCTCGGTGCTTTTTGCTAGACTGGTGACCAGAGCCTGCCAGGTGATGACGTCAGGGCCGAACTTTATATATTTCAGTGCCCTGAGCAGGTTCATCCCGATGTTGGCTGTGGTCGACTTCGAGACGATTCCCGGTGGAGCGACAAAGATGATGTAGAAATTCGGTATCCACTGGAAATAAGCCTGATCGATCCAGACGCGGCGGCGAAGAGCACCAGCAAGCGTGCTAACGCCTGCCCAGTAAAGCATCTTGAGAGGTGCTTCTCCAAAGCTCGCGAATGTGACGAAGGCTTTGAGCCAGTCATTATGGAATCGCTTGGACATTGGCGGTGATAATTGGACATTATTGCACCATTAGGGCCAGTCGCGCTTATGACAGTCGCCCCATGAAACCTCGGAGGTTTTCAAGCCCCAAGGAATGACAAGCGGGTCTTTGTATGGAACTGGGATGTGGATTATAGGTCGGACTGCACGGAGGACTTGCTCGCGGTAGCGGATGGGATATTGAAAGAGGATCTCGTCGTGGACCTGCAGCAACAGCTGAATCTGCAAGTCGTTCAGAAGCTCGTGTTGTTGGCGGAGCGCAACAAGTGCTCGATTTGTGATGCAAGCCGTCGTTGACTGGCCGATCCACGCAAGAGCTTCCGGTAGAATGTCCTTAACTCGGTCAAAATAGAACCGGCGATATCCAAAGGCGTTATAGATGCATCGAGCTCGATTGAGTTCAGACTGGATGCGATCGTGCCAGTCTTTGATACCAGGATGAAGGCGGAACCAGTAATCAATGAAACCTTGAGCTTCCCATTCGGAAGTGACAAGAGCACCAGCCAAAGTTGCGGCTTTGCCTCCATAATTAACCAGGTGCACCCCTGTCCTGATATAATCATAGTAAGGCTGTTCGTAACCTGTGGGGGCCTTATCTTTGAAAACAGCCATTGCGTTGTAAGCGTGAATTTTGACCTTATTCTCTCGAAAAACTCGCTTGAGGTCTGCATCATCTGCCTCCCATGCGACAGTTTGTGCGTCCGCTCCAGTCAAGTCGGGCGACGCGATCTCGCAGCCTTCATCAGGAACAATAAGCTTCCTGACGTTGGGGATTATGGCTTGCCCCGGACGCAGTGCGCTTTTCTCCTTGTCCTCGTCGCCTTTCGTCCAGTTCTGTAGATTGCAGCCTCCGCCGAAAGCGTTTTCGCTTGAACTCCAGCGGAAGGTCTCCTTCGCCGGGTCGAACGAGCTGCGCATCCTACCGTCGAGGTCAAGCTCGGCCTTTACAACGTTCGAAAGAACGGTGCCGATAGAGCGAACGTCGGCGATCAGCTGAGTGAGCGGCCTCAGGAGCGGCTCCTCTCGAGCCCAGACTTCCATAGCGTCGTCGTTGCAAGTTGGCTTGCGGGTCTTGCGGTCCTTTATGACTCGGCATTTGATTTGCTCGTAGAAGAGCGAGTGGACTTGCTTCGGCGAGCGCACATTCAGTGGTGCTCGCAGGATAAATGCCAGGTCGGCTTCGCGCGAGGTCATGGCTTCGATGAGCTGTCCTGCCATTGCTCCGCGCTTCTTGGTGTCTATTTTGATTCCGCGGAGCATCATCTCAAGAGCGACATACCAGACTTCCATCTGGAAGCGATAGAGCTCCCAGAGACCGAGTGCCCGTAGCAGGCCTTCCAATGCGATGCGGCACTCGAACGTGGCGACTCCGTCGACGCAGTTATATGACCAGAGCTGATCTTCTGGCATCGAGTGGTTCCAATTCTTGCCCTCATCTTTCCAGTATTTGTGATAGCCTCGATACATCGACGACAAGAAGCTGAGGTCGCGTGGCTGCCCTGGAAAGGCTACGTTTTGCATGATCAGCGTGTCATCTATGACTCGTGGGATATATCCCCAGCGACGGGCGAAATACTGCGAATCATAGAGATAGTTTTGTCCGGCGACACTGACATTTGGATGGGTAAGTAGGGCGCGTTGTCGCTCCCAAATAACGGTTTCCTGGTCGAGGGTCCAGTATCCCGTGGGCCGCTCGACGCACATGAAAGGGATGGATATTGCTTCAGTCGACGACCACGCGATACAGTGGCAGGCAACAAATCCTGCTCTCGTTTCAAGATCCGAAGCCAGCGATAAAGGTCCGTCGTTTGCCCGTCTCAGTAGAGTTCCGAGCACATCCATCGTGTCCTCGAAAGATGGGCGCAAGAGGAACTTATAACCGGGCTTTGGCCAGCTGCCCTCATCGAGACAGCGCTTTACGCGGCGCAGGTCATGAACGGCGGTGCTACGCCATGCCCACTCCCGCATGATAGCCGCAGGATGATAAGTGGGCATCAGGCACGCTTTGAATCCGTTGTCCTCGTATTCGAGCATCGAGCCGCGCCACTTCATGATGCCCTTCTGACCGGTCAGGGCCCACATAGGCACAGCGCCAAATGCCACAATTATCTTCGGGCGAACGCGCTGGATTTCCTCACGAAGCTCACGAATGCCCTCCTGGATGAGCTCGTTAGGTTTGGTCATTTTCGAGTCAAGAAAAAAGGCCTCGATTTTATTCTCTGGCGGGCGGTATTTGCAGACGTTTGCGAGATAGCCCTCTTCGCGGATGAGCCCCGCGTCGTGCAACATTCTGGTCAGTTCCTGTCCGCTTTGTCCGACGAAGGGCACACCTTGAACTTCTTCCTCGGCGCCTGGCGCCTCGCCGACACCCATCCACTCGGCAGGACAAGGGCCAGAGGAGCGTGTTTTGACTGGCACTTATTTGATCCTTACGATGTAGAAGACCTTCTCGTAGATGAAGGTTTTGTGAACGCGGTCTGGGAGGTGTCGCAGACAGTGATGATTGACGTTTGAGCGGAAGCTCATCAAATCTGCTTCGGGAACCCATTTTAGCAAATCATCCGGCTTCATAGCCTCGAGTTCCTCGTAGAACTCCGCGTAGTCGATCACCGCCGCAAGCCCCATGTGACCGCGAGCGTGATCAAAAAGGCGGCGAACCAATACAGTGCCTGCGGATAATTCCGATCTATGAGCCAGTTCAGGGTATTCAGCACATAGACGCACATGATGAAATAGTTGAAATGAATCGGGTCGTACTGGAAGATCATTTGAGCCCCACCTTTCGAGCGATCCATTCGGTCATTCTTATCTCAACGTTGGCTCCACGACGGAGCACGTTATTTTCGAAAAGCTCCTCCGACTCGTAGAGCTGCGAGAGCGGAATCCAGACATCGTCGTTGCCCACCCTGAACAGCACAGCTTTCGCCGTGCCGTGCAGGATGGTGCCTTCGGCTCGGAAGATTTCTTCCGGCTTAGCCATACGGCCTTGGACGCGGGCGTGGCCGCTTGCGATGTTTGCCTTTCGGCATGGGATCACCTCCTTTAGAAAGTTTTTCCGTGTAGATGAGGGCGTGTTTCGTTCGTCTCGACCTTGGCTCGCAGAGCGCCAGTTAGTCGTAAGCCATGACCGTGCGCATAGTCGAGTGCACGGATGATGAGGTCGGCCAGTTTGACTTCTTCCCGGGTAAAATCTGGACAATGCGTGTCCGGTCTGGGCTTTCTTAGACCTTCGAGTATCCCGCTGAGCTCCTCATGCATGAGGGCAATTTGTTCGCCTCGATTACGCGGGTGGTCTGGCCAGAAGCCGTGTTCCTTTGCAATCTCGTGGCAGACCCGCGCGAGGCAAATAAGCCCCATGGAAACCTGTTCCCATCTATACTGGGACATCACCGAGTCCGTCGTCTTCGACGCTTCCGTCATCGAACTCTCCTGTGGTTGAACGCCCGAGGGCAATGTTGTAAGCCGTTTCGTCGATCTCGATGTAGGTCGCAGTGAGCTGCATCCGATTAGCTGCGACTAGTATCGGTCCTGTGCCGGCAAAACAGTCGAGCACGGTATCTCCAGGGTTGGCGCTGCGCGAGAGCAGTTCGCAATAGAGTGCCGCCGGCTTCTGTGCTCCGTGGAGGAGCTTTTTGACAGGTGGAATCTTGTCGATCACATCGCTTTTTACGCATAGTGTCTCCCGATCGCCTTTCCAGCAGTAGAGAATGGCCTCATAACAGCGGCGAGGCCCGTGCTTTGGCCAAGGTAGCATGCCGGAGCCGCCCTTGTTCCACATAAGCGGCGTCTGAAAGACCGTCCAGTTTGCGAGCACCATCAGCGTCTTGAGTTCTTCGAACCGTCTGATATCGCAGAACAGATAGCAGTGGGCTTGTGCCTTGGCAACGCGAAACAGCTGATCCGGCAGCTCCGAGAAGAGGTTCTTCCAGTTCGACTCGCTGTCCTTATAGTCGTGCCCGGTTGAAGCCATCTCGCCGAACGCGTGAGCCTCAATGCCGTAAGGCGGATCGGTCAGTATAACGTCGAAGCTCTCATCAGGAAGCGTCGGGAGGATTTGAAGAGTGTCCCCGCGAATAAGATTGTGCCTTGTTTGGCTCTTATCAAATTTGAGGGCAAGTCGAGCACGGTGGATTGCTTCTGCCTTCTTGCGGATAACCTTAATTGCGTCCTTCTCACTCTTTGCATTTGCGACCTCGGGATCGTCAAGATGCTTTGAGACAATAATCGCGTCCGAAACGACCATCCGCTGGTCGCCAACAGCCGGCTTGCCCAATACCTCCGAGGCGGTAGCAGCAATCGTCTGCGCCGGGTTCTGAGCGACTCGCAATTTGTGCAAGGCTGCGAGGGCCTTTGTTCGCTCCTGCCACGTGAAGTCGCTTCGAACCACATTTTCTTCGACCTCGATTTCAAGGCGTTGTAGGTCATCGAGTTCTCCAAACTCAAGCGCTGGAATGACCCCGCCGAGGAAGGTTGACGGGCCGTAGCTGATGTTCTTGCCTTCAGCGATTATCTCCAACAAGGCCTTGAGCCGTCGCTCCCCTGCGCGGAGGGTCCAGCCGTCGCCGTTGCGTTCGACTATTATCGGATGGTAAAGGCCGTTTCGCTCGATCGACGCCTTGAGCTCGCGCATAGAGGCCTCGTCGAACTTACGGCGAAAGCGGTTCTCGGGGACGACGACCTTACTTGCGTCGATTGGCTTCATCGAGTCTCCTCTCCAGCTCGTCGATTCGATCGACTAAAGCCTCCAGCAAAGGAAGTGACCAGGCGACGATGCTTATGTTACCTGGAATTGGCGGCCCAAGACGCAATGCGAGGGCCTCGATCCGCTTTCTCTCATCTGGAAGAATAGTTATCACGTAAGCCTCCTCAAAAGGGCCCAGAAGCGGGCCCTTGAAAGGCGACTCAGTCGTCCAAGTTGATCACGCGCAGTTGTGTGACCGGCTGCTGAGTCTTTGTTGCCACCGGCTGATCGGGGTTGCGCCACTCGTGAATCTGAGCTTCCACCACGACAGCCTTGCCAGCACCGTCGCCTTGTTTGGTGTAAGTCTCCTGCTTCGTAGTGGTGATGCGTTCCTCGATCTGAATGCCCATGTCCCTGAACGACTCAACGTCAGTGAACACGGCCTTTTGCTGCGTTCCGTCGTAGACTCGGAGAGCCGCGCCGCCGCTGGGGGCAATGCCTTTGCTGCCAGGAAAAAGGCAGCCGAAGGTAAGCTTCCAGCTGGAAGGGATGGTGATCTTTTTGAGGTCACCATCCTTCATCGTCAACAGATATGTTGTTTTCGATTCTTCCATGGCGGCTCCTATAGCTTGCTGACCGCTGTTACGTTAGTAAATGGGTTCGCCGGATCCTTCTCGTTCGGCCGGTGCTCCACCTTGATGCGAGCCGGACGCCCGACGAAGTCCGCGAACTTCCACGGCTTTTGCGGATCGTTGAGATTCCAGATTTCGCGCAGGCGGTTGAGGTCGCCGTTTTTGAAAGGCCCCATGTCGAGCCCGCCTTGCGGCGTCAGGTCGAGGAACAGCGACTGACGCACGGTGGGCAGCTTCTCAAGGCCGAGGGCGGCCTTCTGCGCCTCGTCGTCGGGTTGCCAGACGATGTCGAGAATCAGATACTGCTTCTCCGTGCGGAGCCGCGTGCGGCCCTGCTCGCCGAAAGGCCCGACGACTATCGCAGGATACTCCTTCGGCTCGATGCGGAGCCGTCGTGTGTCGCCTGCGCCTTCGAAGGAAGCGCCTTGGAACGAGTTGAGGTCAAAGCTGGTAGGGATTGGAGGCATGATGCAGGTTCCTTAGGTTAAGGTTGGTAGGTGCTACGGTTTTGCGGAAGCAAGAGACGTGACGCTTGCTATCTCTTGCTGAGCGCCCTTTGCAGCGGCTTCTGCCGCTATTTTGTCCTTCCACGCCTTGACCGCCGGCGCGAAGTTGGGTGGGATTTTGTCGCTGAAAGCAAAGTGCCGGCTTTTCAGCGTATACTGCGGCGTGACGTTGCTCCACCAGAAGGCGCTGCCTTGACGATAGGCGAGGAGAACGTCGCTGAATGGCCGAGGTATTTTCGGTGCGAGCTTGCGCCCAAGCGTAGCCGCCATGTTCATTAAGCCGCCGGAGACTTCGTCGCCTTCCTTTTCGACGTGTGCTGTCATGACGGCCATCGAGGGGATGTCGTAGACGAACTTGTTGACATACATCTCGAGGTTCATCATTGCTTCGCCCCATTCGCCTTGGTGTGCTGCGGGCTTACTGCCGATCACGAGCCGCAGCGCCATGAGCGATAGCGACGACAGGCTGTCCTGCACAAAGCACCATTGGTCATACGGCTGAAGCTTGTCAGGCGGGCCAAAGTTCTGCGCGCAACGGTCGCACTTCAGATCGGCGTGAGCCGCGATGAAGTCGTAAAACTGGCGGAACTTCTCCTTCTTGAAGCCAGTTTTCATGTCGGTGATTTGCTGGTAGCTGAAGTTCGAGATGAGGTCGGCAGTTTCCTTCATGTCCTGCCAAGATGGAGAGACAGCGGCGATGTAGCGAAAGTGGAGGCCGTCTTTACACTGGAAGACCTTGCCGCGCTGCGGGCTCAAGAGCACCTCCATGCCCGGCTCGGTGAACAACACGAAGACCTTTAAACCGGCCTCGACCAACGTGCGAAGCGAGTCGGTCTTTCCGTCTCCAGGATTGCCGAGCAGGAGAATCTTTGGTCCAGGAACAACGATCTCAGTGCTCATCGTGTGGCGACCTCTTCCCAGTCGAGGTCGAGATCGTCGTCTTCTTCGACTTCTTCGTCTTTTTCGGCTTCGAGCACGTCGACTTGGGCCTCGTAGAACTTGCCGTTGAGTGGACGAAATTCGAAGGCGGCTATGTTTCCTCCTTGAACCTCTGCGAGGTCGTCTTGCGTCAGCTCGGCCTTTGTGAAGACATCGTCGATGGTTCCCTGCACGATGAGATACATTGTGGTCTCCTTGAAAAAGTGGTGCGATAATGCGCCGTTATTGGCGCCTTTAAAAACAGTTGGTATTACACTGCCCGCTTGCCGTGCAGCAGGTTTGACAGATCATGAAGCGGCCATCGGGCAGCGTAACAGTATGAGTTGTGCACGCTGCCAAGGCGAAAGCCGGTGACAGGAGGATGCAGAGCAACAGTATCCAGAGGATGATCAGGATTTTCATAGCCGCTCCGTGGTGTAATGAACGCAAAATTGCAGCAGTGGCCCTTTGTTGCTTCGCCAGCAGTCACGAACGCTACCGTCGCGGTATTTCACCTGAAATGATGTAAAGGCGCCATTGAGCAACGCGCCTTGGGCAACGGTGAAGTGGGTGGCGAGCAAGAGAGCTGCGAGCGTCACTTCTCCCCCTCTCGGGCGGCGTCGATGGCGGCGTCAAAATACTCGCTCACAGGTCCTCGCATAATGTGTTGTCCCGGCATTACGTTTGGCAGATCAATATCGAAATCTTGGCCTTCTGGCGCCAATGAGTCGTAGTGTCCACTGACGCGGGCTCGTAGCCACCGATACCTCTCCGCATCCTTCTCCGCCTCCGCGAGCCGGGATTCGGCGGCGGCGAGTTTGAGTTCAAAGGCACGGCATAAACTGGCATCTACCACTTCGCGGTCTTGCCAAGCGGTGTGTTCGCCGTTCTCAGTCCATGCAGCCTCATCTGTTACCGGCGTCGGCGCTGCGGGCTTAGTCATGGCGATCTCCTGAGGGGGCGGCATGGAGCCGCAACTGATCTCTGAAAAAGGCAAATTTGCTCTCGGCATCGGAGTCAGTTGCAACGCATCTGCCGTATTCCATCATGTTGGCTGTCGACTCTAGAAACTTGCTCGGCACCAGCACCCACCCCTCCCGCTTCTCGCGCAGGGCGAGGGCTTCACGATAAAGGTTCAATATGTGTTGAAAACAGTCTATGCTTTCGCTGTCCATTCGCTTTTGCGCCGCTGTTAACCCACGCTCAGCAGCGCGCCGGATGTTTTCCAGTTCCTCAACCGGACGCTCAGCGCGTAATCTCTCGTTTTCTTCATGCAAGCCACGGTGCGCCTCTCGGTCAATCGCTGAAAGTTTTTCTATCGCCATGAACTCGGATTGAAGCAAATCAATGTAACCGAGGATGCTATTGTGTTTTCCCTTCTCACGCTCACGCCACGCCTTGAGCGGTTCCGGCTCCTCCGGCATCCCGCTGTCGGGGGCCGCGCTCGCAGAGGGTGGCCGTGAGCCACTTTCACGTATCAGTCCCGAGACTGAATCTTGTATCTGCGGCGCGGCTTTCTGTTCCTGAACTACATCCACTTGCCAACCATCGTGCTTTGAGAAGTGAATCACCCTGCCCGATGGCCCTGTGGCGATCCATCCGGTTTGCGCGGCTTTCTGTTCCCCCTCCTGCTGGGGGCGGGAGCAAGATGGACGTGCATCCCTGCCATACCAAGTTTCGCGTTGTTGGACTGCTGTGTTCCATGCAGCGAGACAGCCCACTAAGAATTGCGCAAGTATGTAGTCTGGTGTGTTTGAGACATTCTCGCTGCTCGTTCTGTTAATAGCGGTTTCTATCTCCCGCAGCAGTTCTCTCGCTTCGTCGGTCACAGGTCGATCCTTTCACGCCAGCCGAGAAACACAGGATGTCTCGGCAAGTC